GCATGATATCGCAGTTGGGCGGAGTAGTGCTGGAATATCGGGCCGACGGGCAGGGCTTAATCAGCACTCCTAAAGTAGATTATCAGAGGTTTGACCAGATCAGAGCGGATTATCCTGGATGGAAAAGAGGATAGCACCAAAGAAGAGATAACGGAGGACTGCCATTGAAAGCTAAAATTCTCGGATGGTTACAATCTTTTATAGACCGTTTCTCAGAAGATGAATATGAGCACTGCGATTCCGCTTTTGTAATCGAGATCGGGGAGCAGTTTCTAGCGGCAGATTGGTACGAGGAAATACCAACATCCGAAGGCTCCACAATGGGTATCGTATTCGGCACCGATGAGCATGGCATCAAAGCAATGCATCTGCCCTATATGATCCATTTTAAGCCAGATTTTGAGCGCCATATTCCAGAATCCAAGCCACCGGAGGGCTACATTTGAGACGACATAGATATCAATTAGAGATAGACGGCGGCGCATATGACTGTGATGATTATCTCATTCGCCAGTTCGGAGTTGAATGTTACTCAGTCATAGACGGTGAGAAAGACAATTTCATAATCTATGCTCCCATCATAGCCATCCACGATTTTGACCCTAAAATAGACTCCCTAGATGCTTTTCAAGAAATGAAAAAAGAGATGTTGCAGAGGCAGCACGAAGACTGGGAGAGGGCAGCCGAACAGCAGCGAGAACAGTTAACTAAGCTTCCTGCATCTGATGTGGATGTGATTTAGATTGTGTATCTGGCGAGTCCTCGGCAGCTTCGATGCGGAAGGGGATTTGCTGGCTCTGGAATTTATCGAATTATTAAAAATTACAGAATGGATAGAATTCTATGCCCGATCCGCTATGTGCCCTGAGCCCCTGGCTGGCATCTAATCTTTTTGAGTGTCTGGTGGTCTTGGCATCCATCCTCGGAGCTTACTGGAGTTCGTCGGGCAACCGAAAGACAAGAGCATCCGGCTTTGGGATATGGCTATTCTCAAATGCGGCGCTTGGGCGGGAATTCTGGATTAATGGGAATGTGCCTTATACTCTCTTATTCATTATATACGAAGTGATGAATATAAGAGGAGTGTATAATAATCTGAAGGTGAATACTAAATGATCGTAGAACGTGATGGTAAATTCTACCGTAAGGTAGAGAAAGAAGAAGAGATAGGCGAAGTCGAATATCTGAGGGAGAAGGTCAAGGAGCTGGAAGAAAGAATCAATTCTTTGCCTGCAATAAGCATCCAGCCTGCCCCGGTGGTAGTATGTCCTTGCCCATGCCCTAAGCAGGCCGATCCTTATCCCTATCAGCCATATCAGCCGGTTTGGATAACAACTACTGGAACAGGAACCGATATCGGCACAATCACATTCTAGTTACGGCTTTAACCCAGGCGTGACACCATAAGGGCGGGATATCACAAAAGACCGAGAAATATAAAAAGAGATCACTGATATAAGGGCTCCGAAAGGAGCGGCTTTACACGCAAAGCCGAAAGGATCCTCAAATCTTTTTATGCTCCTCTCCCGCTGCCCATCTATCAAATGCGTTTAGAAGGAATTCTCTATGTTCTGGCGGCAAATCAGGATCATCCAATTCGGATCGCATATGAGACAATGCCAATTTCAGGACTGATAATATAACCACAATAGAAAATAAAACAATAAAGACAAATTGTAGAATCGCATTCATTCTTCCTCATCTCCTCCGGTTATAGGGCATTTGCCCATGTAGCGGCAATCCTCGCACGCCTCGAATTCCTCTGACTCATCCAGGCAGCCGCCAATCTCATCGATCTGGCTGTTGTAGCATGGACGGAGAGTCATGCCGTCTAGGATGAAGGAGGAATCCATCAGATCCCTCCGAACTCATCACACCACGCCATCATAAATGGTCGAGACGCTCCCGGATAGATCTCTGCTGCTTCTTCAAAGAGCATTTTTTTAGAGAGGAGTGGTCTAGAACGGAGCCATGTTCTCGCCTGCTCTATCAGCCTACAGGAATCATCTTGACACATGCAGCTATTACAATAATACTCAGCAAATTCTTTCATTTCCTTTGCGCCTCCAAATCCGCAATTCTCTTAATCAGATCGTTGATGATCTTTGACTTCTGCAAATTCTCTTCAAATTCAAAGTAATGCATTGATTCTTGAAATCGATTTCGATCTTCAGTCTCTTGCCGCTTCATTTCATATATTTCATCTTCACGGCTACTCATTGCACTGAGCCTCCCACCAGGCAAACATCCTATCCAGCTCTTCGATGCTTGGCGCTTCCTGGAAAGCCTGCTCGAAGTCTGCTATCTCGTTGTCTGTCATGTCGTCAAGGGGATCTTCAAAAGGATAAGACATGCTCTTAATCCTCCTCGAAATCTGCCAGATCTGGCACAATATAGCCTTCTTCTCGCATAACGTCTATGAAATCGCTGTCTACCACATCAGTCTCTTTGACCCCTCTTGCAGACATAAGAGCCCTTAGATGGTCTATATCGTGGTCGAAAGCGTCTAGGATCTGTTCATATCTCATAATCATCATCCTCTGGTATCGTCACATATCGCTTTTCGCCCTCGAATTCTACTAAGTAGAATACAGGCTTTTCGATTTTGCTCCAAACACTCTTCGCCATAGACCCATATAAGCGTTATAAGTATTTATAGCTTTTTAAGATACTTATATATAGTAGGTTGCTGCTTATATTCACATATGGCTAAATCTAAAATGACATCTATCCAGGTCCGGCCAGAGACGCGAGATAAGCTGGCGGATCTTGGCAAGAAGAGAGAGACGTTCGATGAGATAATAGAAAGGCTGATCGAAATAGCAAAGCAGGGAAACTCAAATGAGATCCCCTGCCAAGCCTGAAGCTTAATCATGGGAGTGGTTAAGCATGGATAATTTAGCCCAGGATAGTATTTTAGCTTTTGCCTCCGAAGCCGAGGCCGTAAAATGGCTTTTAACAGCGTTTCATGAGCAAGGAAAGGAAATCATAAGGCTCAAAGAAAAAGTGGTCGATTTAGAAGCTATAATCGATCTTAGGGCAAATGGGGAGGCAGAACTTCGCCGGAGATTGGCTTCCTTGGAACATCGCGAGCCTTCGCCAAGTCAAGAATCGCGGGGCAAGACTCTTCTAGCAATCCTGGCAGCAAACGGCGGCAAAATGCTTCTCAAAGATGCTAGGAGGCAGATGGAGTTAGACGGATCTACTTTTTCCAGGCTGCTGGCTTCAATGGAAGATGCGATAGGCTCTAAGGATTATCGGTTAGATCGGAGGCAATCTCTTATATTTATAAAATAGCTTAAATTGCTTGACTTCAAGTATCAAGTAATTTGGCGATCTTCCTTCAAGCTCGGAATCCTGCAAGAATCGCGATAGATTTTACGCGATTTACTGATATTGATTAGTTTGAGGAAGAGGAAGGATCAGATTAATATAAAAATGAAAGCGGTAATCAAGAGAGAAGAGAAAATTAATTGATTCTTGATATCAAGTAATTATGACGCGAACCTTCCGGGCCTATAACAAGAGGCCAATTCTCGGTGGCCCTGGTCTAAAAGGCTGGATCTTATCTAATCGCTATGATCCTTATGTGTCTGAGATTGCCTATGATTACGTCTATCGGAGATACGGCTATTGGTGCATGGGAAACTGCCCATCCTGTAAAAGGCGCGATAAGAGAGATCAATGGCGCAGAACGGAGCAGAAGAAGGAACTTCGGAGGGTGACTTCGTGGGAAGGTTGGTCCGAATCGTGGGATTGGTTCAATGAGATAAAAAGTTCTAGTCTTCATGTGCCGGAGATTTGGGAAGACCTTGTGGATGACCCGCTGAAAGATCTCGTTGAAGTTTGGTACGATTACGAAGATTGGCGAGACCAAACTGGGAAGTACGAACCGGATTATATGGATTATTTTTATTGACCTTCCCGAATCCTCTTGCACAAGGCCCTCACGGTGCTGCTCACTCCCCCCATCATCTCCTCCTCAAGCTGGCGCGGTGTAGCGCCTTGCGCCAACCTGGCTCGGACATGCTCGATCGCTGCGCGATCATCTGCTATCCTGTTGCGGGTTCGCGGGACGCCAGAAGTGCCCCAAGTCCCTAAGTCCAGCTTGGCTTTTGGGATAGTTGGCTTTTTGGGTACAATTGGCTTAACTGGATCGCGATCCAGCCAGGCGGCAAGGATCAATTCTTCTGCGAGACATCCAGGCCTTTTGCACTGTATGGCTGCATGATGGCAGAAGAAGAGCTGGACCGACAACGGGAACAGGTCGAAATCGGGTTGTGCCGCAATGCCTGGATCAACGAATAAATCTGTTTCCCTCTGGCGAGTCGATGGGAAATTTTCTGATGAGAGAGTTATGATTGAATTGGGTTTTTCCGAGTCTGTCTGGATTGAATTCTATGCCGATGCTGCCTGCTGCCCGGGGCCTCTTGGGGGGATTGGCTGATGATATCCTTGGAAGACCTCTATACTGGCTTACGATGGCGTTGGCAGTCCTTGGGGCCTATTGGTCGTCTGATCCTTCTGCTTTATGGCGCGGGGCCGGTTTTTTTGTTTGGATATTCAGCAATGGTTATTTGCTATATCATTTCGTCCTTGAGCGGAATACTCCGATGATTATTTTATTCTGTCTATATGAGATCTTTAATCTCCGAGGAGTATTAAATAACTGGTAATTTATAAACATGTTTTCAGGTCGCTAAGTATTGCTTTTGCAGGTGATATTCTTGTCTGGAATTGAATTGGTTAATCTCGGCAGCGTCATAGCCTGGACTCTGAAGCAGACCGGAGATATCCAGGAGAAGCAACTAAAGGCCGCCGAGCAGATGGGCATCACCGCACGGCAGAACATTCAAGACCAGACTCCTCACCCGATGCATGTCAAGAGTGGAGCATGGCAGAGAAGTTGGGATTATGAGGTGGAAGACCAGGGAGGCAACCAAGTTCTCCTTACGGTCAGCTCAAATGGAGCAGAACCTTATTTTTATATCCAAGAAGCTATAAACCACCCAGGCGAAATAGGCTGGCATAAATCTCTTCCCGACCTAAAAACAATCTATGAGCGGAACCTAAAACAATGATCGACTCCGAGCGGGAAGTCCTGAAGCTCCTGCAAGAATGGGCTCCGTCCGTATCCAGGATTCTTCGCAAAGCGGGCTACTTCGATCTGCCGGAAGGCACAGAACGGGATGAGATTGCCCGCAAGATCGGCTTCGGCAAAGGCACTCCACTTTATAATAAGCTCAAGGCCGCAAGCATGGAAAAGAACTGGCAGGTTGCCAAAATCGTATTGACTGAGGATAACCTGATCGAGCTTAAGCAAGGGGCGCGGGAGGTCGCAGCCTCTTTAGGAGTGCCATTTAGCCCTTATGATTGGAACCCGATAGGGCAGGCTTACATGGAGAAGGAAGGATTTCAGCTAGTTAAGACCCTCACCAAGACCGATCTTAAGCGGCTTATTCCTCAGATGCAGGCGCACTTTGGGCTCAATGAGAGGACCTTTGCCAAGGAGTTCGCGAAGGATTACCCTTGTGCTCCATATCGTGTTAAAACTATATTTAGGACTGAAAAGAACAAGGCACTCAATGCAGGCCACTTCCTGCAAGCTAAAGCAGCCGATGCCAATATCAAAATCTGGAAGCATTCACATGGTCCGAATCCCCGGTTAAGTCATTTGGATATGGACGGCGAAAAGCAGAAGCTAGATGATCCATTTTCTAACGGTGAAATGTGGCCTTCCCTGCCTAATTGCAGGTGCCATGTGGATTACAAGTTCTAGCGCCTAAACAACTGGTTCCTGCTCGCCCATTCCCTCAATAGCTCATCAAGAGCCGCATCTAAGGTTGAATGCTTATGCGTCAGCTTATAGTCAGTCAAAATCATATGGGCCTCTTCGGATAGGCCCACGTTAATTTTTTTCATATTACTCTAAGGATTCTAATTAGAGATATATCTTTCGCTACCTAAAGGAGGTTCACTTTGGCTAATTTTTCCAACTATATCGCCCTGGTTCATCAGTGCATGATGGATGATACGGTGCTTGCGCCGATGGTCGATTATCAGATAGTGCCTGGCTTCCAGCGGGTGTCTGCCGATTCCTACCTCACAGGCACTAACAAGACATGCATCGGAATTCGGACTCTTAATGTGAATCAGGAGGACTTACCAGGATGCGCCTATCACGGTCTAAGCAATTTCGATATGCTTATAGAAATAAGTGTTACTTCTATCGCAAATAATGATACATATATCGCTTCTGTCGTCAATGAGATAATGAGAATCATGAAGCGGCCACTTACCAAGACCATAGGAGGCGTTTCGTACTCGGTCTATACGGTAGGCCGGGGCAGTTTCAAGCCGGTGAATGATCCGGCATTTCCTGATAGAGTTGAGATGACAGGCACGTTTAGGTT